GGCAGCACGATATCCTTGACACCCGAAATGGCCTTGTAAGCCACCACGTTATCGAGCTCGATCCGCATTTTTCACCTACCTATCTGAACCGTGTTAGCGTTTGAAGGGGTGAACCGTCAGCAAGCCCGCGCCGGCGAAGGCCAGCACTTCGAAGCGTCCTTCCAGGGATCGTCCTGCCAGCCGCTCTTGACCGGCGCCGTGCCCAAGGCATTCGGAAACTGCAACACGTTGTCCGTTGCCGGCTTCGGTGCGGACTCCTTGACCGTCGCGACCCTCACGGCGTCCTGCACCGTGGGAAGCGGTTCGTAGGGATTCTCATTGACGCTGAAGTTATGCGTGTGATACGAAAGTGTCACGCTCAACTCACCCTTGGTATTCAACCCCATGGAAACGATCCACAGAGCATCCAACAACGTAGCCGTTGCGATGAACACCGTGTTGAGCTTGAATCTGTTGCTCAGCACGGCGCTAAACATCTCCTCTCCGGCTGTCGTGTACGGATAAAAGACACCGTACTCCGCATCAAGCACGCCGTACACGACTCGACTTTCTTCACGGCGTCCGAGTGGGAAGGTTTTCCCCATGGTGTTTCGGTAGAACGTTTCCAGATTCGCGAGCCTCGTGTGCATTCTCTTTCTTCTCTTTCTTCTCAAGGCCCCTCAACACTAGCTTATTCTATATAGACCCGGCAAGATTTGCATCCCGCCCGGTCTGAAGACAAGCTAGGGTTGTCGAGATTGGGAGTGCCACTACCGCACTGATTTTGCGCTTGCACTTACGAGTGTGTCTGAACAGGATTTACTACAGCCGGACGAACGATACGATGCTTTGTATCCCGCTAGCTCCGTTTCTTACGGACCCTGTCCACCTTCGCGAGTAGCCTTAGCGCTCCCGTATCTCTCTAGTTTTCAAAGATCGCGGTTTCGGCCGCCTTCGCCCCTGGCACCTACTTTTGAGGTTGCCCGGCTTCCCTTCCCGATCCGTCCCAACCGTCCGTGGACTTCAACCCGCCCCGGGCAACCGGCCCGTTCAGGGCTTTCTGTCTACGCTCCCAATATACGCCCCCAGGGGCCGCCTGTCAAATTGCTCTGTCTCGGAAGTTATTGATTCTAAAGCACTTACAAGGCGAAGAAGGGACGAAAGCGGCGCCCCCACCCAGTCGCTGTAAGTCATTGAAAACAAAGCATTTCGACGAACGCCCCCGTCAAGCTAGCGGATGTCAAAGAATGTAAAGAAGAATTCACAAAATTTAACACATTTGGCGCAATAATTGCCGCGCCACGCATATCTTGCACTTCAGATTTTACAACATTTCACATATCTGATATGGCACGCGGGTTGCATCGCACACTTCGTGTGCGGGTTGTTATACACAATGTTGTTGGCATGAAAGTTGCCCACCCCCACAGAATGTGGATAGTCCTGCTACAAAACCCCCCATGGCATGGCAATTGCTCTGACATGAGGCGTGCCAGGGTGGAGATGCAAGGATGATGCCAGGCGTAAGTCCTTCAAAATCAACCACTTAGCTGGTGGGGGTTAGTTGTTGCAAGGGTCATGCCAGACCACGGTGGGGTATTCTCGGGGGCACCTTAGATAATTTTTTATTTTTTCTAAATTCCATAATAGTCATTTTAAAACAGGGCCTCCGGCGGGAGGTCGCCTAAGCCGGCGACCCCAAACTTGCTCACGCTCACAAAATTCTTCCCGTCACTTATGGACGGTTACCTATAAGTAAAATGAGCAACTTCATAGTTTGCTCTTGCTCAGCATATACTACCTTTAGGTAGGGTTGAGCAAGTCAAAATTTACAGGCTAAGTGCTTTGTTTTCAACTACTTATATTTGCTCACAGGGTTTTTCAAAACTTACCCTTGTGAAAACCTTGGAAATTTGCTATAATATCTCCTTAAACCATTGAACTATCTATAGGAGGTTGAATATGAAACTACTACGAAAGGTGGCTAATCTACTCCGGAAATTGTTAAAATTTGGGGAGGACACTGGTCTGTTCTCAGAACGTCCCCAGAGTGGGTCTAAAAACGTCTAAAATGCCCTACAATGATATTTAATAAGTCCAAAGAGGTTACGGCTGAAGAAAGAATCGCAGTGGCCTTAGAGGCCATTGCGCGCCATATAGGGGCAATGCCCAAAATTATGGCAGAACCACCCGAAAAAGCCTGGCTAGACTATATAGATGACGCTGCAGAAGTAGTGGAAGAATTGAAAAAAAGCGAGCTAGAATCTCTATGGCAGGCTTAACTGAGGAACAAATTGGTCAGAGGCAGAAGACTAGAAAAATTCTAAATCAAATGGGCTTACCAATCCCAAAAGATTTGCAAAAGAAAACCTTACATAGGGTGCGAGATAGATTGGGAACAATAACCGTTGTGGAGCAGAAGGGTGTGATACAGTCCCCAGCCGCTTCTACAGTAAGACAATTCGAAGAAAACATTGGGAATCGTTCAGAGTTAGTTTCAGCTTTAGAAGCTATCTCCGAAACCCTTCCAGAGCCGGGACAGAAGCTTTTAGAAATGCTTCGCGATGGAAAGAATAATAAAAAAAGCCTAGCTAGGTTGTTGGCAGAGTCAGGTACAACTCCAACTAAAGCCATGAATCTTTATAGTCTTGGCTGTGTGGAATTAGGAAAAGTTCAAGCTGCCATCCTTGCGCATAAAAATCTCCCGCAAGTTGTGCGAAATTTAAATCGTCATGCACTAAGTGAAGCAGGAGATATTTGCCAAGTTTGCGTCGGAACAGGACAAATTAATTGTCGTGCCGGCACAAAGGGGAAGGGAAAACAAAAGGAATGTCCGCAATGTCAGGGAACTGGAACGGCTTTAAGTGCAAGTCCTCTTAAAAAATTTGCGACAGAGGCCATCTTAGACATTACCGGTCAGAGTTCTAAGGGTGGGGTTAATGTCACGACTAATGTTGGTGTTCGCGTAGATGCTGCAACTAATACTTCTGACATTCTAGCTAAAATTGTTGGAGGGATGGACCAGGCACTATATCGACGACTGCCGGAATCAACAGTAGAAGTTCTTGAAGCTGAGGTTATTGATGTATCATCCAATAGTAATTAATGCTCAGCGAGAGATGCTAGAGGCACAACTTGGTATAAAATTACGTGAATATTCTTTTGCAGAAGTAAATGAATTTGCCTGGCGGATGAAAGATATTTCTTGGGAACCTGGACTACAAACAGTTTTAGAGGCACAATCAAATGATATTAAGCAATATGTAGCAAATGAATTATTATTATCGAAAATTGACTTCCGTTACTGGTGCACAAGATATGCTAGAATTATTGATGACTCTGCTAGACTTTCCGTTTTAATCCCTCGCCCTAGCCAAGAAATATTCTTAAACATTTTAGAAAGCCTTGAATTAAAAGCTTGGGAAAAATTTCAAAACGATAAGCGTATTAAAGATTTCTCTGCCAAACTTAGAGTTATTTTGGCCAAAGCCAGACAGGTTGGTGGTACGGTAATTTCTGAGGCCATCCTAGCTCACCTAACACTTCTAAGTCAAAACACTAGAAGTCTAATTGCTAGTGATGATATTAAAGTAGGTTCTGTGGCTTTGTATAGGAAGTTTGCCACAATTTATGATAATCTCCCTCCCTGGATGCGGCCCATAGCAGAGTCTCGTGTCAAAGCTACCAACATGCATTTTGCAGGAGTAAATTCCGATTTAATTGTTGGCGGAGGAAACCAAAGAAATTCACTTGGGCAGGGTATGACTATTGACGCTGCGCACTTGACAGAAATGAGTACCTGGCTTCCGGAAGTAGCAGACGCTGTAGATGAAGATTTAATTCCAGCTTTCAACTCCAGCCTCAAACATCACTCATTATTACTAATTGAATCTACTGGTGCTGGAGGTTCAGGAAATTGGTTTCACGATCTTTACCAAAGTGCAAGTAGGGGAACGAGCCAATTTGCTGCTGTCTTTTTAGGTTGGCATTCTTGCCCAAATAAATTTGCCATATACGACGATAGTATTATTCTAAGCGATACAACTCTGCAAGTGGCAAAAAAATTACAAAGCGAATCGAAATTAAAACTAACTAAAGAACAACTAAATTGGTATCAAATTACACGTTTAGAGTATGAGTCGGCGGGAAAGTTACAAAAATTTCTACAAGAATATCCTAGCACAGCCGATGAGGCATTTCAGGCAGGATTGGTTAGTGTTTTTCCTATCGAACTTCGTTCAGATGTGAAGACAAAGAGTAAAACACCAATTGGAGTGTTTAATATAAATTGGGATACTGGAAGACTAATTAAAACAAACCTTCAAGAATGGTTTGCAGATAAAAATCCTGATAAAACACTAGATAAAATTTTAATATGGGAACTTCCCCGACCTGGATTTACCTATGTGGTTGGTGTTGATGTTTCTTACGGGAAGGACGGAAGAGATTATTCTGCTATAGAAGTTGTTCGTGTTGGAAATCGTTTGGAGTGTGATGAGCAAGTGGCAGAATTTTGTGGGCGTGTTGCCCCAGCAATTTTACATAAAGCAGTCCGTACTCTAGGTTACATGTATACGGACAAATACAGTGGCCTACCGGCAATGGTAGCAATTGAAGTTTTTCCAGGTCCAGGAATAGTCATCCAAACTATGCTTCAGGCTATGGGGTACGAAAATTTTTATGTAATGCGGAAGCCTAATAAGATTGGTGGAGGATTTTCCTCTGAGTTTGGTTGGCGAACTACAGAACAGACTAGAAATCACTTAATAGAAAAGGGTATTGACGGAATTAAGCAAGGATATTTACGTGTAAATAGTCCCTACACCATCGAAGAAATGGGAACATTCATTGTCACAATGACTCCATCAGGGCGCCGAAAAGTAGAACATGCAACGAATGCGCACGACGATAGTTTATTAGCGTTGTTTATTGCTTATTATGTTGCGCATGAGTCAGATGTAAGTTCTATTGCTGAACTTCGCATGCAAAATTGGAAAAAAACTTTAGATAAAGTTAGTAACGCGCCAAGAGTTAAATTTCAAAATATGTTAGGAACTTGGGATACCCTTGTTGGGAACTGGGAGCGACAAAGAGAGGAGGAATTAGGTTGGTAAAAGGTTATGCAGCACTTTCTTTAGGCACTTTTCCATTCACACTGCACTATGCCGTTGGCCTAACAGCAGTAGAATTTGTTGAGAAGTTAAAAAATTCTGGAGAAGTTAGTAGAAATTTACAAAATTTAGAGCAGATTGTCTCCTTAGCAGGAACGTGTTCTGGATTCTCTGCGAAAATTGATGATGGAAATTATGTTTTATGGCTAGAGTCGGCGCCAACGGATGCACAAAGTATTGCAATTCTTGCTCATGAAGCCTTTCATATTACTAGATTCTTATTCAACTATGCAGATATTGGTCTATGTGATAAATCTGATGAAATTTGGGCCTATCAAATTCAATACATCTGTACTGTTTGTCTAGAGAATAGTTCAGATAAAAATTTTTCTGGGGGTAATTAATGGCTGTTGTTACATTTAGTATTACAGATGAACTATTTGAGGCTTACGAAAATAATCGAACGGCATTGGCAAAACAACTTGATAAGTTTAAGGCAATCCCCATTCCTGCTCGTTGCTTAGTCATTCATGGAGAAGCCCTAACGAATTTAGAAAAAGCTTATGGTAAGCCTGGCGTGACAGCAGAGGAATTGACAGAGAAGTTAGAAAAAGCCACTAGTGTTACTATTGAAGATGTCCAGGTTGCTTTGCGCCCTGGGCAGTTAAAATACATTCAAGGTCAGGCTAGACACTATAAAGAACCTTTTGAAGTTAGAGCTAGGAAGGTTTTAAGAATTGCACTAGATTCTTTTCTAGGAGTTTGTTAATGCCACTATTTGATTTAAAATGTCCTGATGGGCACATTAATGAAGTCTATCTTAAGTCTCTACAGACAAAGAATGAGGATTGTCGAAATTGTGGAAAGGAAACAACGCGAATTTATTCTATTTCGTCCCAGAGTGGATATCAGGAATTTCCATTTGTTACTACTCATATTACAGGAAAGCCTTTAGAGATTCGCGATAGGGCGCATTTTGAAAGGGTTCTTAAGGCGCATAATTTAACACATCGCCCTGATATTGCTTGGACGGAAAAGGAATATGTAGGTTATAATCGGAAGACTCGCAAGCAGGAGTATAGGGAAGCATCTGGACGAGGACTACCTGGATGTTGGGTGTAACATGTTAGAATTTCTTTTTGGCACAACAGATCGATATGAAAAGACCCTATTAGAACAACTAAAAATTCGTGCCCAAGCAGGTTTAGAACAACTAAAGAAGGAGTCTGCCTATCGAGATATGCAGAAAAGTATTGATTATATAAATGGTGGGCAGGCAATGCCACGAAGTAAAGCTTTAAGTTCTATCTACGATAATAAGCTTAGAAAAATTGTTTTAGAAATTGTTAGCGCCCTAACAGATGTTCGACCAGTTTGGCAATACGAAACCAACAATGCACAATATGCACAACAAGCTGCAATCTTAAGTAAACTTGCTAGGAGTTGGTGGCGAAATAGTGCTGCTACGCGTTCTTTACAACAAATTCTAACCTACGCCTGTGTTGGGGGTAGTGGGTATGGATATCTTCAATGGGATGCTGACAAGGATGATTTTATCTTATATGCAGTTGATCCTAGAGACGTTATCCCATTGGACCCCATTCCAGGAGGTACAGTACAAGATTGGGCTGGTGCTGTTATACGAAAGAAAATGTCAGTTGATGACTTTTGTGTTAAGTGGCCAACTAAAGCCCACACAGTTCGGCAAGCAACTACTAATAGTTGGTTTCCGGTAGGTGAGAAGACCTCTGGAACTGTAACTGCTCAGGGACAAGTTCGTGGAGTTTTTGACATCATTCGAAACGGTTTAACTTTAAGTTCCAGTGTTTCAACTGTAGATGTGATGACTGTTTTTGTTAAGGACCATTCTGTAAATACTGGAAGTACTCCGGTTGTTATTGGCCCCTCTGGCGCGCCATGGAGTTATACTGTTTTTCCTCTGGGTAGTGTGCATCCAGAACGTGGAGCAGAGGGTGAGTCTGTAACTTCTGAAGAGGCACGGCTTTATCCAAATGGTAGGATGATAATCTGTACCGGTTCAGATATCCTAGAAGATCATCCAAATCCATATTGGCATGGAAAAACTCCTCTAATTCAGTTAACGTTAGATCAGATGCCCTGGAGTATTTTAGGATCTGCGGTAATTTCAGACTTACTACCACTCCAAGACGCATTAAATGAATCTCTTCGGGGCTGGGACGATGCAATTGGCCAGTGGATTAGGCGTCCAGTTATTGGCGACCGGGCGGCTTTAGGACGGACTAACTTAGAAGAGGTTGACACTAGAAGAGGCGGCTTACGCCTGATGGCCAATACACAAATTGGGCAGCCCTTAAGCATTCTAGATGGTCCAACACTTCCACAGAGTTATTTAGCGTTTCCAGAATTTCTATTAAGGGAATTGGAAGAAAACTCTGGGGTGCGTGGCCTACGAGAATTATCACAATTAAAACAGATGCCTTCAGCAGATACCATTGAGCAATATAAAGAGGCTTTGTCCCCGCTGTTGAAACATCGCTCATTAAATATTGAAACAGCTCTTGCAGAATTAGCAGAAATGTTGAAGTCTGGATTTTTTCAATATTACTCAGCCCCTAGAAGAATGCAAATTTTAGGTAACGATGGTATTACTTTGGAGGATTTCGATTTCGCACCTGGTAGTTTAGTACCCTTTGGTAATGGGCATATTATGGATAGACTTAAGAAGCATCATAAGAATTTTCGCTTTAGTGTGGCTCCACATAGTTTTTTGAGCCTAAGTCATACAATGCAAAAATTAACTATGATGCAACTTTTCCAACGTCAAGGTATTGATATTTATACATTATGGAAATCTATGGACATTTCTGACATTGGGGAACCTCCTGCTGAGTCAGTTCAGGGAAGAATGATTTGGGCACGTCAGCAAGGATTACAACCTGGGCCGACACCAGAACTTGTTCAGGCGCAACTTACAGCAGCTATTGCAGGGGCAAAGGCCCAAGAAGCACAAGCTGCTGCGGCTGTCGCGCAGTTACAACAACAAATGAATGCACCACCGCAAGTTGGGCCAGTAAATAGTGAAAGTGGAATTGCAGAACCACGAAACGATGGCGTAGGACCACAGGGTGGAAGACCGCCAAGTGGGGAGGCAATGCCACAATTAGTTCCACGAGATGGTGGGACTAGAATGGTAATGAGTGAAAGTGGGCGATAATGGCTACAATAAATCTAAGTGAGTTTGGTGTTCCAAGTGCGCAACCCTCAGTTGTTAGTGGGCAATCCCCAACAATAACTGGTATGGATAATACGCTAGAAACTGGTGGCGGAAAACGCTCTGTACCTTGGCACTTGCGGCCAACAGAAATTATTGACGAACAAGCTGCAGCAATTCTTGGTGTCGCGCCTGGTGAATATGTACGAGATGGGGATAATGCATTTCCTATTGATGCAGTGCGTGCTGCAGATGGAGATTTTGAGGCCCTAGATCCTAGATTGGGAGTTAAGGAACAATCTGGTGGTAAGACCGGCTGGCAGGGGTTAAGAAATTATAAACTTGGTGGTGGTGGAAAGGGTTTTAAGGGTACCGGACGTTG